ATGAACAATACCGATTGCCACAAAGCCACCGCCGATCTGAAAGACGACAAAGTCCCGGGTTTGACCCTGCGGGTTTTCCCGCGCGGGAAGTACTTTTACATGTACTACCGCTGGGCCGGGCAGCAGCGCCGCCCGAAGATCGGGGAGTTCCCGACCATGACCGTGAGCGAGGCCCGGGAAATCGCGCAGGGCATGCTGCGCGACGTGGCCGCCGGCCTCGACCCGTCCGCCGCCCGGCGCGAAGCCCGCAAAATCCCGACCGTCCGCGAACTGGGCGCGCTCTACATGGAGCGCCACGGCTCGATGAAGAAGTCGGCCAAGGAAGACCTGCGCCAGCTTGAAGCCTACGTCTACCCGGCACTGGGCAAGCTGCGGGTCACGGACGTCCGGGTCACGGACGTGGACGGGCTGCACAAGAAGCTGAAAGACCGGCCCGTCCAGGCGAACCGCGTCCTGGCGCTGGTGTCGAAAATGATGTCCTTGGCCGAGACGTGGGAATACCGGCCGCTGGGGTCGAACCCCTGCAGCCGCGTGACCCGGTTCCGCGAACGCAAGCGGATCCGGTACGGCACCGCCGAAGAACTTGGCGCGCTCATGGTGCGGCTGCGGCACTACCTGCCGAAGTACCGCCAGCAGGCCACGTTCCTGCTGCTGGGGCTGTACACGGGCGCCCGGCCCATCGAACTGCGCACCGCGCGCCGGGAAGACTACCGGGACGGCACGCTGACCTTGCGCGACCACAAGACGGACGGCCACGTCGACCTGCGCACGATCCACTTGCCGGCGCAGGCCGTGGAGCTGATCGAACAGCTGCCGAAAACGCGCGACGGCTCGTTGCTGGGGATCAAGAGCCCGCGCCACCTGTGGGACAAGCTCATGGAAGACACAGGCATCGAAGGACTGCGCCGGTACGACCTGCGGCATTCGTTCGCATCGGTCGGCCTGTCGTTCGCCGGGCTGTCACTGGACGAAATCGGCGGGCTGTTCGATCACCGCAGCACGGCCACGACCAGCCGTTACGCGCACCTGATCGACACGGCCGCCCGGCAGGCGGCGGCGAAGACCGCCGACGCCATCGACGTGTTCGCGAAGGCCCCGTTGCGGGCGGTGTGATCAGCGTTTGTTGGGGTCGGACCGCAGCTGCGTTTCGAGGCGTTCCAGCGCCTGCCGCATATACCGGATATCGGCCCGCATTTCCGTGAGGCTCTGGACGTTCTGGACGCGCTCTTGCTCGAGCGCGGCCAGCCGGGCGGTCAGCGCTGCTTCAACCCGCTGCTGGTCCCGCTGGATGGTTGCCTGATCGGCTTTCAGTTGGGTCCAGCCGGCGGACAACCCGACGACGACCGTGGCGATGGTCAGGAGGTTGCCCAGCGAGATATCCCAGCGCATCAAGTTCGTCCTCACGGTTTGAGCCCGCAAAGGGCTTCGCCCTTTTCCAGCTCGCGCAGCATCGCGCGTTTGGTTTCCAGCGTCAGGACGTCGGCGGTCGACGGGCGGACCCATCCGGCGACGTCGCAATAGTTACCCGTCGTTGCGCCGCAGCCAGCGAGCAAGGCGCTCGTCAACGTCAGCGTGGCCCAGACCATCGACTTCATTCTCGATTTCCTTCGCCTTGCGCATCGCCTTCAGGTTGGCCCGGTCGGCGCCATGGGCGGACGACCGCCGCCCCGCGGTGAAAAGTGCGGCCGACACGGCGAGGACTACCGCGCCGGCCGCGGCCAGGCGAAGCTGCCATCCGCCCAGCAAGTTCAAGATCCAGTTCACAGGCCCAGCTCCACCTGCTTCTTGCGGCGCTCGCGGATGATCCACCAAGCGAAGCCGGCCGACACGGCGACGACCAGACCGGCGACCATCGGGTCAAGCCCGGCCAGCGCGGCCACGGCCGACGTCAGGAAGCCGCCGACCGCAGCCCAGTTCGTGGTGCTGGCGACCGGCGACGGGGGCGGGGTGTCGTCCGCCGGGAACGCCGGCTGGATCGTGTCGGTCTTGGCGTCCGCACCAAGGGCGGCCGCCCAAGCAACATCGCGCGAACGCTGCGGGATCGCGCCGTATTCGGCCCGGGCGTCGAACGACGGGCAGGCCTTCTTGACGCCAGCGAAATCGCGGTGGCCGCAGACGGTCTTGATGCTGGGGTATTCCTCGCACAGGCTGGCGATCAGCTCGCGCAGCGCGTGCTTCTGCTGGATCGTGCGAGTATCCTTCGGCTTCAGATTGGCGTCGACGCCACCGACGTAACAGATGCCGATGGAACCGGCGTTGTGCCCGGCGACGTGCGCGCCGATCTGGGCGATCGGGCGGCCGGTGTGGACCCGACCCGACAGGTCGATGACGAAGTGGTACCCGATATCCGACCAGCCGCGTGCCAGATGCCAGCGCCGGATCGTCTGGACGTCCACCGGCCGGCCTTCCGGGGTGGCCGAACAGTGAACCACGATAGTGTCGACGTGCCGCATGTCCTCATCCTTCCAGAATTTCGATCCGGCGCTTCAGCTCCTGGACCGCGTTAACGAGAATGGCGACCATGGCCAGCGGGTTGATGCCCATCCGTCCGTTGGTCTCGGTGACAGCCGCCGGCGCGAGTGCCGCGACTTCCTGCGCGATCAGGCCGATCTGGGGGCCGGGCATCGCCCACGGGGCCAGTCCCTGGTTGAACTGGAACGAAACAGGCGTCAGCGCGTCGATGACGTCGAGGCCGGCGCCCATCGGCTGGACGTTCAGCTTGATCGTTTCGTCCGACGCGATGCGGCCGTTCAGGTTCTGCAGCGCGTTGAACAGGTTGGGGGACCCGCCGAGGAAGCCGAACACCGACGACCCGAACAGGTTGCCGTCCGACTGCAGCACCTGGGTGCCGCCGAAGGTCCAGCTCGACCCGGACGCCTGCCAGCTTCCCAGGCGCGAGATCGCGGTACTGGCGTTGCTGGCGGCGCTCGACGCGGTGGACTGGGCGCTGTTCGCCGTAGACTGCGCGCTGTTGGCCGTCGAGATTGCAGTGTTGGCAAAGGCTTGCGCGCGAGCGTCGATGTAGCTGGTGAGCGATCCGGTCCCGCCAAGTCCGCCGTTGCTCGCGTTGGTGAAGGCGGCCGCGTTGACGATGTTGCCGTCTGACTGCACGCGCGCGGCGTTGCCGCCGCTGCTGATCGTCAGGCCGTTGGTCGCCCCGAGCGTTGCCGTGGCGCTGCCGTTGACCAGCTGGGACGACGACCCGCCACCCCCGCCGCCGGCTTCCAGCGCGTCAAGGCGACTGTCAAACGACCCCAGCACCGCGAACAGATTGCCCCCGCCGTAGCTGGAAAACCCGCCGCCCGTGATGTTGCCGTCACCGGTCCAGATCGAAACCCCGTTGTTGTCCAGGCGCGCGCCGACGCTGTTGACCATGGTCAGCGCCGTCAGATTGTCCGGCGACCGGATGACGCTGGACGCGGAACCGCCCGCCACGACCTGGTCGAACTTGCGGTCGAGATAGTTCTTCAGGTCGTAGGTGGTCGACCCGGCGACCGTGATTTCCCAGATCGACTTGCCGGCCACCGCCGAGCCCGTCAGGTTCCCGTCCGCAGTTACCGCCGCCGCCCGGCTCTGGACGGTGTCCGTGACCGTGAAGCCGCCGGCGTTGTTGATCTTCGCAGACTGTGTCCCGCTGGCGCTGGTCAGCGTGTCGCGGGGCGAACTTCCGCCACCCCCGCCGCTGTTCTGGATGAAGTCCACAAGGTTGCCGGCGGCGCCGAACGCCGACCCGATGATGTTGCCGTCGCCCTGGACCTGCGCCTGCAGGCCGCCACTGTTCACGGTGAGGCCGACGCCGTCCACGACCACGGCAGACGTCAGGTTGCTCGCCGTGATGATCTGGTTCCCGGAGGCACCCGCGCCGCCCGATCCGGCGACGTTGACCACGCCCGTGGTGCCCGGCGCCAGCTGCGGCGCACCGTTGTTCCCCTCGAGGAACAGATTGTTCCCGACGAACACCTGGTTGACCGGGAACCCACCATTGTTGGCCGGCAGCGTCGTCCCCAGCGAGAACGCGCCCGGAGCGTTACCGCTCATGTTGTAGCTGGTGCCGCGCAGGTGGGTAATCGCCAGCCGGTTGTTCTTGCGAGACGGCGGGGTGAAGATCAGTCCCTGGTGATGGTACTCGGTGCGCAGCGACTGAATGTTGATCCGGGCGCCGTCCGCGTCGATGGTGATCGGCCAGACGCCCGGGACGGATGCCAGCGTCTCCGGCCAGACGGACAGGTCTTGGCCCTGAATGTCCAGAATGCCGAACTCGGCGGTAACGTCATTGGCCCCCGCCGACACGAAGATGCCGCACGGGATCGCATCCGCCTGCGCACTATGGACCTTGATCCGCGTGGCCTTGCCGTTCGCGGTGGCTGCGAACTGGAACAGATACCGGCCCGCGTACGAGAAGATCTTGCCCGAATAGACTGCGCTGTCGACGCGCCCCAGGATGAAGGACGCATGGTTCGTGTGCATCCACGAATAAACCGCCTTCGACCCGTTGGTGTGCGGCCAGTTGTGGATCTCCGAAATCGCGTCGGCGTCCAGCTGGTTGTCCTGGAAGATGACGTTTTGATAGAACTGCCCGGTCAGCGTGTGGACCGTAGACCGGCCGCTGTTGACCAGCGAAATGCCACGGTAAACGCCCCACATGAAAATCTGGCGGAAGTGGACGCCCCCGAAGCAGTCCACGACGTCGAAGACATAGGGGTACGTCGTCGGGGCCCAGCTGCCGGGGGTGTTCGGCGCCGAAATGGTCGGGTGCTGCTGGAACACGTTGACGCCGCGCAGGGACGACCCGCGCGCATTGACGCCCGTGAACCGGATCAGCGGCGCGCTGGTGTTGCGATGGATCAGCCAGGTGCCGATGTTCAGGTCGTAGGTCTCATATCCGCCCTGGCCGGTGATGTGCAGCGGGTTGTTCACGACAATGCCGACCGCCGAGAACTTGCCGGCGGGCAGCACCGCCCGCTTCTTCTGGGCCACGCAAGCGTTGAAATAGGCCTGCAGCGCGGCGGTGTCGTCGGCCACGCCGTCGCCCACCAGCCCGAAGGGGCCGGGGTCCAGGAAGTCGCTGCCGAAGGTCGGGTACGCCAGCGAGACTTCAACGCGCGTTTTCGTCAGGATCTCGACGCCGTTCGCCACCGCGGGGGTGATCGTCAGCTTGTCGCCGGCAACTTCATAGTTTGCCGTCTTCTGGATCACGCCGTTAATCCAGACGTCGACGTTCGCTTCACTGGCCGGGGCCGCCGGCAGCGTCCACTGCGTCGTGCTGCCGTTGCCGACGAAAACGCGCTCGAGGATGTCCACCGCCGAGTTGACCGCGATCAGCCGTTCGGCGTTAGCCGCCAGCAGCGTGACGTTGTCGCGCAGTGTCTCGACCTGTTCGGGCGTGGCGCTTTCGTTGGCGGTGATGGTACGCCCCAGTTCCTCGTCGTGCTGCTGGGCGATCATCGTCAGCTTGTCCAGCGCGTCTTCCAGCGACTGCGCCGGCAGTTTGTCGGCCTCGACAAAGTCGGCTTCCTGCGTCACCGGCACGTCGCGCAGGATGATCAGCTGCTGCCCGACCAGCAGCGGGTTGGTCAGGGTCACGGACCCGGTGTCCGCGCCCGCGCCGGAGACCGTGTAGTCCTGCCCCAGCACCATCCGGGTCTGGACGGGGAGGGGCGACCCCGAAACCCGAAACACCGCAAGGTGGTCCGGCTTGATGAACCTGAACGGGACGGTGAACGGCCCGGCGGACCCGGCCCCGGCGTACCCGATGCGATTGGTGCTTGACGTCACGGTCATGGGGCCGTTCTCCTTTCAGGAACCTATACCACGTCTATTTCCGAAATCGAAACGTTCAGTACAGCAATTCTTGCCCGTAGTCCTCGCGCAACCGCTGTTCGGTGCGCCGCCGATAGCCCGGAGACGCCCATTCCTTGACACTGCTCAGGAACAGGGCTTCGGCGGCCGGCCGGGCGTACCACAGGTTCAGGAACGGGGTGTTGTTCAGCGCCAGGTTCAGCGCCTCGCCGGCGCTGGCTTCGCCACGCATCGCGGCGCGGAAGACGTTGCCGATCTGGGCCGCCGTCGCCGCTGCCGGCCCCGCTGCAGTTTCCAGCGTCGTGTTCCCGAAACGGTTGACCTGCCCGAACAGGAAGTCGCCGTAAATGCCGAGCGCGCCGCCGCGCAGCATGGCCGCCGCCACCACCTCGGGGTCGCTGGGGTCGCGCGGCGGCCAGCGGCCCTTGAGCGTGTCCGATGCGACCTGGGACATGTACCCGGCCGCCGTCAGCGCGGCCATGATCGTTCCGACGTGGATCGCCGTCGCCTGCCGGTTCCGGCCCCCCAGAAGCGCGCGGCCGCCGACCCGCTGCGTGAAGGCGAGGGGGAAGCCCTTGAACTGCATCACGAACCGAAGGGCTTCGCCCGCGAACGTTCCCGGCCGGGTGCCACGCACCGCCCAGCGGCGGCTGGCGGCGTCCGTCTCGATGACGCCATAGTTCGTTTCGTCTGCAAAGAAACGGGCAAGATCCAGCTCAAGTTCACGCCGCGCGTCGTCCAGGTATCGCGCCTGCGCGGCGGCCGGGTTCTTGCCGATGTACGCGGCCATCCGGTCGGCGATCAGCGGCATCAAGGCGTCGTCGGGCAGCTTGCGCACAAGATCCGGGGTGATGTAGCGCGTGCCGTTGTCGGCCCGGAAGTCCACCTGACGGATGACGTCCCACTTTTCCGGGGTGATGCCCTGAAGCTTGAGGACATGCCGGTACGCTTCCGGCAGCTGGTCGTACCTCGATGCGGCGCGCATCCCCATTTCGGCGGAAATGATACGACCGGCTGCGCCGCGAATGCGGTCGGTCCAGCCCGTCAGTCCCGAGTACTTGAAGAAGGCATTCGTGATCGTCGTGATCTTGCCCGGCATGCCGTCGTTCGCGAAGTGCGGGCTTGCGAAGTTGGCAATCAGCCCGTCGAAGCCTTCCCCCAGCAGGAACGTGATCTCGCGCCGCCCGGCAGCACCCCGGCCGTGCCCCTGCAACAGCTGGTCCATTGCGGCGGTGAGCCCGCGCAGGAAGCCGCCGCCGCGGAACTGGGACGCCAGCGCCACGGTCATGGTGTCGGACGGGACGGCGGTCACGACCGCGCCGCCCAGCTTGGCCAGCATCTGCTGGGCCCGGATGCCTTGGCCGATCTGCGCCGCCGTGATGTTGACCGGCGACATGGTCAGCCCCTGCATTTCGAGGAAGGCTTGCGCCAGCCGTGTCTGGCTGCCGCCGCCCCGGCCAAAATTAAGTTCCCGGATGCGCGCTTCCTTCGTGGCGTTCGGCAGCGTCGGATCGTTGCGCAGCTTCTCGCGCAACGTGTCCGCGAGACTGTCCAGCATCAATTCCGGGTTCGGGCCGAACACCTCCATCTGGGCGGCGTGCGCGGCGGCACGCTGCTGGTGCGAAACCATCCCCGCCAGAAGCGTGCCGGAACCGAACTCGTCGTTGTAGGCGATCCAGGCGTCAGCGTCCCGGAAGTGCAGGACGCGGGACTTGGCCAGCGATTTGGCGAGGTTGGCCGGGCCCACGAACTCGCCGGTGCGCTGCGCGTTGATGCCCTCGCCCTGTCCGGTGACGATCGTCTTGTAGATCGAACGCAAGATGTCGTCGTACTCGGACGGGTCAGCACCATCGAACGTCCGGTCGAAGTCCAGGCGCGGCTTGATCGCGGCAAGCCAGTCGTCTTCCGACACGCGGGCGATCTTCAATGGGTCATGGCGATGCGGGCCGCCCCAGCCGTCCAGCTTGCCAATTGCTGCACCGAGCCGGTTTAGCTCGACGCGAGAAGCTTCGGCGTGGCGCGCGAAGATCTGGGCCACCTTGACCGCGTCGGCGTTCCCGGTAACGCCCGGCCGGCCGCCTTCCTTCAGCTCGGTCATCTCGCGAACCACGTCGTCGTTGAACGCCTTGTCGTTGGCAAGGCGCTTGACGTAAGGCGTTTCCGTTTCCAGCTCGGCCACCAGCCCGCCAAGGAACCGGGTTTCGTACGCCTGCCGCGTGGCATAGACGCTCTTTCGCGCGCCTTCGACCGCGCGCTGCGACCCTTCCAGCATGGCGAGCAGGGCTTTTTCAGCCGGGATGCCTCCCGCCATCAACCGGTCCAGCTGGTTCATGGCGCGTTCCCGGACCAAGGCGTTCATCGCCGCATGCCGGCGCTGCAGCGCGGCGGCGATCTTCGTCTTCTCGGCTTCGCGCTCCATCGCTTCCGCAACGCGCTGGTTGAGATTGTCCAGCTTGCCTTCGGCTTCGAGCCGCTTGCGGATTGTCTGGGCCTTGGTGAAGACGGCGTCGATTTCCTCGTCCGTCAGAATGCCCCGGGCGGCTTCCGTGATAGCGGCGATACACTTCTTGCTGGACATTACCCGATCTCACACATGGCTGCCGCGCGAAGCGCGTTGTTGTAGTCGTCCGTGCGGCGGAAGATCTCGTCGGCGCGCTGGAAGGCGGCCACCGCGTCCGGCGAGATACGCCCTTGCGCCAAGGCAAGTTCGTATTCCTCGACCTCGGCGTACTCGCCGGTTTCCGCGTCCACCTTGAACTCGGCCGCCAGCTCCTTGGCATCCGCGACCGGGCGGCCAACCCGCGCGCCGGCGTCAATGGCCTCCTGCGGGATCGGGTCTGCCTGGCCGGGGCTCGGATCGGTCTTCGACCGGAACATCTGCTGCCGGACGGTCATGTCCCGCCGGGCGGCCGCGTCCACCTCTCGGCGGACTGCCGAAAACTCGCGGCGGACGTTGGCCAGGGCCTTGCGCGCGGCTTTGGCGCGCTTGTTCGGCCCGATGCGAAAATCACTTTCGGTCCGTGCCAGCAGACCGGGCTCGAAGCTTTCGACCAGCGCCTGCCGTTCGATTTCCAGTTGCCGGCGGCGGGCGGCGGGCGGCGTTCCCGCCAGTTCTGCGTCCACCGCGCGCAGACGATCCGCCGTGTCCGGGTCCAGCATCGCCACCGTGTCCACGTCGGTGCGCGCGGCCAGCGGGGCCTCGATAGCCTCGACCGCATCCTGCGCGGCCTGGAACCGTGCTTCCGCCTCCTGATAGCGCGCGGCCAGGGCCGGATCCGCAGACAAAACGCGCTGCCGCAGGAACTCTTCAAAATCGGCGACCACGGTCGCCCGGGTGTCTTCGACCCGGCCCACCGTAGTGGTTCGGAACAGGTCGCCGCGGTCCAGGGGCGCGAACAGCAGGTCGCCGCTTGCCGGGTTGTCCCGCCGCGACACGCGGGCAATCTGCTGCACGATGTCCGGCGGTAGGCGGACTTCGCCAGTTTCGGCCAGCGAGACGGCGCTGTCGTCCAGTGCGCGTTCCACGGTCTGGACATTGCGGAGTGCGCTGGCGTCCTGCTGGGCGACCAGCTTCTGGCCCAGCGTGCGCCGCTCAAGCGCACCGCCAACGCCGCCGAACACGGCGCCGATCAGCGCGGCGCTGCCGACCTCCAAGGCAAATCGCTCGAAAGACGTGTCATCGCCGAAGCTGGACCGGACGGGCGCGGTGACCGCCCCCGCGATCGCCGTGTTCAGGGCCGCGTCCGCCGACGCCAGGGCGGCGCGGCCGGCAATGAGCCCCATCTTGCCGACCGCGGCCGCCTTGGCCGCCGGCCCCAGAACAGGGATGTAGTTCACCGGGTCGGTCGCCTGGCCCAAAAGGCCGGCGATGGTCTGCACGCCATAGGTTTCGGTGTTCTCCAGGCGGCGCTGGCGAACTGCGCGCGTGTCCGCCCATTCCGCAAGAACGGCGGCGCGGGTGTCCGTCATGCCTTCGTCCCACGGGATCGTCTCGCGGAAGTACGGGCTTTGCCGGTATTCGTCCTGTGTCAGCCGCCGGCCGCCCTGCGTCATTTCAGGGATACGCGACCCGGCAAACCGGATCGCCGTCCCCAGACCGAAGCTGTCCAGGACGCCTTCCCGGAACGCCGGGCCGACAGTCTCGGTCCAGCTGCCATATCCGAACGCGCTTTCCGGGATCTGGGACAGCGTTGTCCCGTCCAGCAAGCCGGCGTAGTCGATGGTGCGGTTCATTCGCCGAACTCCCCGCCGACGCCCGACAACGGCGTGTTCAATTCGGCCGCGCCCGCCGCTAGGATCTCGGGCAGCTGGAACGTCAGCGGCTTGCCGTTGGCGGCCACGGGCGTTCCGGTGATCGTGTCGATGAAGACGTAGCCGTCACTGCCGCGCCGCCACTCGCCACCGTCCAGGATGATGTCGGCCATCTGGTCGCGGCGCAGACGCTCCTGCGCGACCGGGCCTTGCATTTCGGGCGTGGCGGCCGGCGGCAGCTCCCCGAATGCGCCCAGGATCGCGGCCTTGACGCGAGGCCGCAGCGCCCCGACGCCCTGCGCGAACGCTGCCCGGTCAGTTCCGGTCGGCAGCGCCGCCACAATGTTGCCGGTTTCCAAGACCTCGAAGTCGCCGTAGACGTCGCGCGTGGCCTGCGCCAGGGCTTTCTCCGGGGACTTGCCGGCGCGGATGCCTGCCTTGACTGCATCCTCGAGCAAGGACGCATCCCGGCGCGCACGTTCGGCCGTGCCCTGCACGTTGGCGCGGAACCCGTAGAACGCATCCCCGATCATGCCCGGCGCAAGCACCTCGTCGGCGATCAGGGTCTTCACGTCTGCGTCCTTGACCCCGCCCGGCAAGACGCCGCCGCGCCGGTCGGGGTCGACCATGCCGGCCTCGAACAGCCGGCGGGCGGCCGCCGGTTCACCGCGGGCGTAGGCCTCGACGGCCGCTTCAAACTTCGCCAGCGAATTGTCCGCCTGCACCAGCTGGTTGAAGATGGCGCGCTGCTGGACCGGGTTGTCCGTCGACAGGATCACGCCCGCGATGGCGTTGACCCGGGCGTCCAGCGGCTGGGTGACGTCCATGAACTCGGCCACACGCTGGCGAGCCATGGGCGCGGACAAGTACCCCCGTTGGGTCGGCGGCACCCCAAGCTGATCGAAGGCCGCATCCATCGCCGTGAGGTAAGCCGCTGCGGCGGCCGGCTGGTCTGCCGGGGCCGCTTCCGCCCACGCCTGCGCCTTTTCGGCGACGGACGGGAAGTTCGTGGCGACATACTGGGCGGGGTCTTTGGTGCGCTGTTCGCGGATCGCGGTCGCGGCCTGCTGGGCGACATTGAAGGTCTGCAGGTCGGCCGCAAAGGTCGGGGACGCGGTGTTGTTGCGCGGGTCAATCGCGTCCAGCCGCTCTTGGATCTCGGCGTCCGGCAGCGTCTTCATGGCCGCGATCTGCTGGCCGACCTGCTGGACGAACTGGTGCTGGTCAAATTCCAGTTCGGCGCGCACCGGGTCATCCGGGTATGCGCGCACGAAGTCCTGCTGGGAAAGCGCCGGGCCGTCGTACTCGCCGGTCGTCAGATAGGCCGTTTCGGCGTTCTTGCGCGCAAGTTCCAGCTGGCCGCGCGTGTCGGTCGTCCGGCGGTTCTTGGCGGTGTAGGCCGCGCTCAAGACCTGCTGGCGCTCGCTCGCATCCATCGCGTCGAGGATCGGATCGCCGGTCTTGCCGTCGACCGCTTGCCGGCCGGGGCTGGATGCCTTCCGGTCCGCCCAGGCCTTGAAGTCCCCGACCGTCATCCCGTCGAGGAACGGGTTCGCGCGCAGGACGTCCCGCCCGACGTGGGCCGAAATCGGGTCCGCATCCGGTTTCGTGAGCACGTTGACCGCGCCGCCCGCCCCGAGGAAATGCGCGGCGTAGCGGGTGCCGTTCGTGATCGCGATGCCCGCGCGCCCCAGCGTGTTCTCGTTCTCGGACGTGAACAGGCGGATTGCGATTTCCTGCTGCGCCGGGTCAAGCCGCCCATCCGGCGTCAGGCCGGCTTCCGGGTAGCGGGCGACAAGCCCGTCCCAGGTTTGCTTGATGAACTGATACCGGCCTGTCGCGGTGGACGCGGGGTTCTTCGCCGCATCGTTGCCGCCGCTTTCCGCCTGCCGGATCGCGCTGAAATAGTCGCCGTCGCCCGCCAGCTGCGAAATCACATAGTCGGGATCTTGCTGCGCCAGACCCATGCCTGCGGCGGCCCGGATCTGCCGAGCGCCGGTTTCCTTCAGCTTGGTCTTCTCGACCGCATCGAGGTTCGGGATAGCGTCCACCATGGCGGCCTGTTCGGCGACCATGTCGTTATATGTCGACGGCAGCATGGACGCGGTCTGCGTCAACGCCCCGGTGGCGTCGTCCACCTCCTTGACGACCTTCACGCCGTAGGACTGCGCCTGAAACTGGATGGCGCGCTGCTGGAACCCGGACTGCAGGTCGCGCAGCTTCAGGTCGAGCGCGTCAACCGCGTCCGGTGACATACCGGCGGCGCGCTTGGCTTCCAGCAGGTTCTGCCGGCGCTGTTCCAGGTCGGCGTTCAGCTGGTCCGTGAACCCGTCCGCCCCCAGCGGGGCCGCGTTCGCCCGTGCCTCGAAATCGCGCGCGACCGCCAGCCGCTCTTCAATTGCCGTCCGGTTGACGTCGAACATGTCCTTGCGGTTCTGACGTTCGGTCAGCGCGCCGGCGACGCTGCCGATGCCTTGGGCCAGCGCGCCGAGACCCATGTCGCCGCCGAAGTCGGCCGCGCTGGCCTGCCCGGGGGACCGGCCCTGCTGCGGCATGACCTGCTGTTGAATGATCGGGATACGCGCCATTTAGTCGACCCTCAGTGCGGGAGATACAGACCCGACAAGGCGACCGACCGCGCCGATAGCGCCGGCAGTTCGCGCTGACCGGGCGGCCATGCGTTCGCGCTGCGCGTCCATCCGGTAGCTTTCGGCGGTGTTCTCGCCGTTGTACCGGATGGTCAGCGCGTCCAGTTCGCCGATGCGGGCATTCTCGGCCAGCACGTCCAGGGGGGTGCCGACCATCTGCAGGCCGCTCGATCCGACCGCCGCCGCACCCGCGCCGATCAGGCGCTGGGTTTCGCGGCGCTTGGCCGCTTCCTCGACCAGCGCGTTCTGCTTCGCGATCTTCGCGTTGCGCTCGGCGACCTTGGCGTTGTACTCGGCCGCGGACGCCTGCGAACTGGCGGCAACGACGCCGCCGACCGCGGACATGACGCCGCTCAGGACCGACAGAGCAGGGGCGATAAAGGCCATTATTGGATCCTCGCATAAAGGGCGTGGTCCTTGCCGGCGGCGTCAAAGGCGCGCATGCGTTCGGCTTCCAGGTGAAAGCCCAGCATCCGGGCCCATCGGTGCCCGGCGTGGAAGTCCGCGGCGACGGTGCATTCAAGCCGGCGGTATGGCTGGACCTTCAGGAAACGCTGAACTGCCCGGTGGATCTGGACGAAGTACGGGCCCGCGTTCTCGCCGAGAAGCGCCCAGCAGATCGCACGGTTGTTCCAGACCGGATAAGCCCCGGCCGCGCCGACCACGGTGCCCCCTGGCGCGACGCCGGCGAAGGCGTCATGCTGCATCAGGATCTGCACGTCCGCGTCGCTGACGTACTCGCCGATGTAGGCTTGCGCCGGTTGGGCGACGATCTGCCGGTAGTGGTCCAGCGTGAAGGGCTCGATCTGGATCATGTGTTGACCTCAATCGAGGGCACCACGGCCAGGATCGTGGCCGGCAGCGCGGTATCTGCGACCAGGAAGACGGTTCCGTCCCGCTCCCAGCCGCCATGCGTCGTACTCTCGACGTCGACGGTCTGCAGCGGCGGCGCGGCGTCCGTGGCGTCGGCCACACGGCGGGCCGGGTAGGTGTGCAGCTTGTCTTCGGACGGGCCCGCCTTCACCGGGCCGCTGCGGTAGAGCCGCAGCAAGATCCGGCTGAACCGCTTCTTGGCCCCCTGTGCAGTGCTGCCCGGCGGCGCAGCCGCTTCCAGACGTTCGGTCTGCGCCAGCGACTTGTACGGAAGCCCGATATGGATCGTCTGGCCCGCGCGCTCGAGCGTGACCGTCCCGGACGAGACCTGCACCGGGGGGTGCGCCGCGCCATCCACCAGCGGCAAGACGATCTCGCCGTCCAGATGACCCGCGCCCGACACGATCGTGGCCGGCGGGCCGGAATAGCTGATCGCGCTGTCGACGAAGATCGCATCGCGCGCCGGGGTTTCGTGGCCGAAGCGCGGGGCAAGGACTTCGATGTACCGGCGGGTGCGGCCGTTGATCGAACGGCGGACAACCATCCACAAGTCGTCACGGCTGCCGTCCGGTGCCGGGATGGTCGCCACGCTTTCGACCGCCGCCGGCAGGGTCTTGTTCGCGTCGACGTGACCCCCGATCAGGTGCCGGTGCCACGCCAGAACCTCCTGGTCGCGCTCATAGGTGAAGCCCAGCAGGACGCCGTCCGCGCGAGTGGCCCACAGGATTGGATCCGGCTGGGCCTGATAGGCCACCGATGTGATGCCGGTCGCCGTGATGTGCTCGGCGCGGACAGTCAGATCCGGGGCCGCGAAGCCGTCCGCGTCCAGCGCATAGGCCATTTCGCGCAGCTTGCGGGCGGCGGACTGCACGAACATGATCGCGCGGCCGACACGTGCCGGCCGGGTCGCGTTGGAGCCGTAGTTGTGGACCTGCGCCGCCTTGGCGTTCGTCGGGGTCAGCGCTTCGTTCTGGCTGCTCGGGCGGACGATCCATTCGCCGCGCGCCGTGCCGATCAGCAAGCCCTTCTCGTCGTTGACCATCCACCGGACGATGTTGATCTCGGCAGCGGACAGGGTGAGCGACAACGCGCTGTCGTCGTCAGTGCCCGGCTTGTGGTTCTCATAGTCGCCGACGACTGACCCCCAGATCCGCTGCGGGAACTTGGGGGAACCGCCCCAGAACAGACGATCGCCGTAGAAGCACACGGCGCCCGGATAGCCGTTGTCCGGGGACCAGTCGCCGAAGCTCCACCATTCCGTGTTGTTGGTGACGACGTCATCGGGCAGCCGGGACGTGACCACTGCCGTAGCCTGGCGCGCGCCCTGCACAGACACGATCTTCGCAATGCCCGACCCGTCGTGCAGGTACTCCCATTCGACGCCGCCTTCGCCGTCGTAGGCCAGATCTTCCGAATGGATCGGCGGGTCGCCTTTCGTGGTTCCGGCGTTGTTCGCCCGGTAGAACTTCCCGTTGTACGACCGCTGCGCGGCCTGCGCCACGGCCTCGCCGGCCGCCCACGGCTTGATACCGCCGTTGTTGCGGTGCCGCAGCCGCACGAACGCGCCCACTTTCTGGGCGGTGAACAGATCCGCGTTGGCCGTCAGCAGCACAGTGCCGGTCGTGGCGCTTGCCTTGATCGTGACGTTCCGGTTCGTGTTCTCGACGCCAATCGGGCCGTTCTCGAAATCCACCGGCACCAGCTGCCAATTTGTGGCGGCCTGCCGCGACAGCTTGCGCGGTGCGTAGATTGGGTGCGCGAGATAGACCACGTCGCCAGACTGGGCGAACCGCAGCAGCGGCAGGTCTTCGACGCGGTAGGGGCTGACGATCTCATACGGCTGGCCGTTGGCCAGCACCTGCCCGCGATTGGTGAAAAAGCGGATGTACTGGTCGCCGAACTCGAGGATGTAGGCGTCATCGTTCGAGAAGATGAAGTCGACCAGCTGGACCGCCTGCCCATCCGTCTTGCACGGCGCGACGAAGCGCGTGCCCGGACGGCGATCCAGCGCGCCCTGCACCAGCGGAATGAAGTTCTCGCACCGCTGCAGGCCCTTGCCGTACTGCGCGTAATCCGCACGGGCGGCCATATAGGGCGACAGCTCGCCGGCGTTGAATGACGGAATGAGCGGGTTCGCGCGCATTATCGCCTCGCCTGCAACCAACTGTCTTCGGGAAGGTCTTCCGAATTGCGCTCAAAGGCATTGGCGCGCTTGGCGTCCAGCAGCGCGGCGCGGTACGCCTCGACAGCGCGGTCCACCTTCGACAGGGAACCCGTGATCCGGCCGCAGCACATGTGCGCCAGCTTGGCGGCGAAGACCTCGACGAACAGGGGGTCGAACTGCGTTTCGGGCACCAGGCGCGAGTAGATCAGCTGCAGCGTGGGGCCGTAGTCGGTCAGGATATGCCCGGCCTCGATCAGCCAATCTTGGTCATCGGGGCCCGGCCAAACGCGCAGGCACCCATCCGGGATCGGGAAAGCGTACCTGCGGCCGAAAACCGGCGGCGTCGCGGACGGCGACAGCACGGCGCGGTGCCGGGCGAAATTCCAGTTGTGCCGGCGGATCTCGCCTTTCAGGATCTCGTCGTAACTGCGGCGGATGGTGCGCGCGGACGGGGTGTCGTCGTCGATGGAGACGATTTCATCGTCTTCCAGGAGCAAAAGGGCCAGATTGGCGATCGCGGTCTTGCTTGTCATTCGGGGCCCCATGTGCGGGGCGGGGGCCGTAGCCCCCGCCGGTTGTCGCTAGTCGCGGGCGGGGCCGTCAGTCGGTGACGTACGCCAGCATGCCCCAGATCTTGGCGCCGTCCGGGATCGTGTTGCCGAGCACCCGGGCGTAGACGTCGACGCCGTCGCGGCTTTCCAGGTAGAGCGTCGGATCCGCGCCGGCTGCCGCGCTCGGCGCGGCCGAAGCTGCGGCCGCCACGTCACGGGCCGCGATCAGCGCGGTTTCGTTGGCGGCCACCGCGTCACCGATCAGGTTGCGATAGGCCGCAAACCCGACGTTCAGCGTGCGGCCGGCCCCGAAGGCCGACGTCGAAACCATGGACAGGTGCCGCAGGATGCGGACGCGCCCTTCGGGCAGATGGATCAGCTGGGCCGTGGCGTTGGCCGGGCCCTGGCCGGACTGGGTGAAGTTGAAGTAGGCGACGCGGATGCGGCCCTGATATTCGGTCGGGCGGATACGCTCGCGCGGCATCGCCCGGGTCATCGCAAGCTGTGCGGAAAACTGATTGGTCATCGCCGAAGCTCCTTATTCCTTGCACTCGATCTCGAAGACCTTGTTTTCCTGGGTCCGGCAGGAACCCATCCCGCAGTCCATGTAGATCTGCGTGATGTACTTCTTGTCGGGGCGCTCGCTGATCCGGGTCGTCAGGCCGTTCCAGGTGCCAAGGTGGACGCCGGACGGAACCCAGACCGGCAGCCGGCGGACAGTGTCCGACCCCACGATCTTCGTCGGCAGGCGCTCGGTCTGGACGAACTCAAAGCCCATAAACCGGCTGACTTCGCCGCTTTCCAGGCGCTTGAGGTTCGCGTAGTCGGCGCTGGTGACTTCCGTCGTGCGCAGCAGGTCGGAAATCTGCTGCGCCGAGCACGCGATGTAGGCCTGTTCCACCGACAGATCGACGTCGCGCTTCTTCATCAGCTCGCGGACGCGGATCAGCTTTTCGAGCGTCAGGCCCGTTGCGCTGGAGCCCGAACCGGCGGTCACTGCGATCGCGTTGTTGGTGTTGAAGTTGGTGCTGTCGGCGCCGTTCTTGCCGGTGCGCGACACGCCGAAGAACGCGGAAATCACCACGTCGTCCCAGCGGCGGGCGTAGGCGGCGCGCATCGCTTCGACGTACGGGGACTGCGGGCTGCCCAGCATCTGCAGCTCGTCGATCTTCTCGACCGGCAGCGCCAGATCGTAGAAGGTCGGGTACACCCAGCGCTGCAGGTGCGCGATGTCCGAGAAGTTGGTGTCTTCACCACGGCCGGTCCGCTCCTGGAACTCGACGGTGCCGAACTGCTTCACGACCTGGGCGGCTTCGCCGGTGTACGACGCCATGGAAACCGTACCCATGAAGCGGGGCGCCTTCTGCTGCAGCAGAAGCTCCACGTTCGTGGTGAACAGGCTGAAAAAATGATCCGGGATTTCAAACGGTGCGGGCATTGGCCCCTCCTGAGTTGGTCAAGCTGGTTGGCTTGTCCGCGTCGGGCGGGGCCTGCTGGCCGGGGCGGCTGCGGGGTCAGGCCAGGAGGTCCTGGCCGTCCTTGTCCGCATCGGTCCCCGGGATCTTTGGGGGCCGGCCGCGTCGGGCTTGTGGCGGTTGTACCACATTTGTTTCGCTAATCGCAACACTGGTTGCGAAACTGGAACCGTCGAAGACATAGCTTTCGAGCACCCGGGCGGCTGCGACCAGCTGTTCCGGGTTCTCGCGGGCCATGCGGCCGTCCGTTCGGGTCAACGCCTCGACCAGGCGCAGGCGGGTTTCGGCGCGGTCAACCACGGGCGGCCTTCATCGCGTAAAGCTGGTTCAGTCGGGCTTCGTGCGTCTTCGACCCGTTCAGGTAGGCGTGCTTCCACGCCGGGTCCGACAGCAGCCGGCCGATCTCGGCTTCCGCTTCATGCGGCGTCATCGCGCCCGGATCGCGCACGCCCGGCATCTGGGGCAGTTCGCCGATCTTCGCGCCGATCGCGGCGAAGAACTGCATCGTCTTGGCATAGCCTGCAGACTTCTCGATGGCCCCGACGACCGTCTCGTCCAGTCCGAACGCCTTTGCCGCCGCCTTGGCCTGCTCGGTCTTCTGGGAATAGGCCGCGCCCCAGGACTTCTTCAGCTCGGCTTCCTCCTGCAGGTAGAGCGTTTCCGCTTCCTGCTGGGACAGGTCGCCGCGCTTGGCCGCATACGGGACATAGTCCGCCGCCAAGGCCTTGGCCTGGGCCGCGGTCAATCCGTGCTTGTGCGCGACGCCCTTGAACCAACTCTGGAAATCCGGGTCCACGGGCGCATCCCCGGGCAGGCCCAGATCGTAGTTGTCCGGCGCTTCGGGGCGACCCAGCCGGTTGAAGAAGGCGTCACGTTCTTCCTGGGACGCGTTTTCACCGGGCAGGACGACGGTGCGGCCGGCCCGGTCGTGGCCGAACATCTTCTCGAGGCTGTGGTAGGACCGCAGGGCTTCCGCCGCGCTCTGGAACTTCTTGTTCTCGGCCCAGCCCTTCAGTTCGGTGTCGCCCAGATCGCCGTACCACGGCGCGGCCGCCGGCTGGGTCTGCTGGTTCGCCGGGGCCGGCGCGGCGCCGGGCGCGGCCGGAGCGGTATCGTTTTCCATTGCACTGTCCTCAAAAAGTTGCGATAATCAGAACGCTTGAAACGGTTGCCGTTTTCGGGCCTGCTTCCCCCTGTGACGACTGACCCCGCTCCGGCGGGGTCTTTTTTGTCAGGCGACCACGTCCGCCGCGGTCAGCCCGAGAAGGTCATAGCTGCTGCCCATCCACTGCGGTTCGATCCGCTTGCGCAGACTATCCAGCGGATATGCCGGGTTGACGTAGAGCACGAAGGGCTCGCCGCGCGCTTTCCGGTCGGCATCCGACGCCGCGACCAGCTCCGGCAGGCCGGTCAGTAGCCGGTCAGACCTGACCGCCAGCCATACCCCGGGCACCATCAGCATGGGCGACAGCTCGTTGCCCGCGTCGTCCATCACCGCTTCCTGGGCGATGACGTTGACGCGGCTGACGGTGATTGGTGCGCCGTCAAACTCGCCCGTCATCGGCCGCGCAGACAGGGCAGCCAGTGTGACCGGCTGCTCGTCATTGGTGATCCCGAGCGCGGCAAGGTCCACCGCGTCGGGTGTCGAAAAGTGCAGGATGTGGTCGATTGTTTGGGTCATGCTGCGGCCACCTGGTTGAAGAGCGCCAGCGCGTCGGCGTCGGACAGGGCGAACGCGCCGAAGGCAGCCATACGGGTTTGGGAATTGTTCCTGTCTTGGCCGTTAACCCCGTTGCAGGCAATTCCGACGCCAGATGGGGTGCCCACCATCATCGGCCGAGTAATCCTACCGGG